CGGCGTTCCACGGACGACACCGACGAGATTCGCTTTGCGTGGCCTGTTACCGGGGCGACAATCACGGGGCAAGTATCAAAAGGCGGTGCGGCCTTTGGTGCGGTTGCAGGTGCGATCACGTTCTTGCGGACCGAAGCGGGAACACATATCTACCAGATCGCGTATAACGCAGCGGACAGGCAAGAAGGGTCAGTGCGTTACCTGTTTACCGATGGCACGTATACGCGGGCCGTGAATCTGGAGGTGTTCGGGGCGGTGTCGGGTGGTGGTGGTTCTTCGGGTGACTTCCTTGTTGTATTCACCATCAAAGATATCAATAGTGTTATTGTTCCATATTGTGAAGTGATCATTACAAGTAGTAATGTAGGAGATTCTATTGAAGTGGTAACTTCAGGAGCGGCTAACTCAGTTGGTCGAATAGAATTCAAACTTGACGAAGGTAATTACTTTCTGTGGAGAAACAAATCTCTCTACGAATTTACAGACCCTGTTTCCTTAAACATATCTTCAACAGGAGTAGTGACTTTATCATGACTGATATTATCGGAGGGAGTGCCGTAGGAGCCGGGACATACAGAGCTACTGAAGTTGACGTTAGAACTATCTTGGGTGTCAACAGTTCAACTTCTGTTATTTTGTTCATTAGCACTGCCAACAGTCTAGTAAACAAAGTGGCTCTGTGTGCCGGAGATGAACTATCTAACGCAGAATTAGCACTGATAGAAACTTGGTTAGCAGCTCACTTCTTTTCTATCTTAAGCCCTTCTGTGACAAGCAAATCTATCGCAGGTGGCTCTGTTAGTTACCAACGTGGGCAACTTGGTAACCGCTTAGAATCAACGGCATACGGACAACAGGCATTGATTTTAGACACCTCTGGTTGTTTAGCAGAAATCACAGGTGAAAAAATGGAACTAACGTGGTTAGGAATAGACTAAGACTGTAAATCAGTTGTTTCTTTTCAGGAAATTTGGTGAATCATAAACCCCGATAGTATCAATCATGGCTGTTCCTACAGTAATTTCCGCTTCTATAGCAACAGATGGGTTAACCCTGTTAATCACTTTCAGTGAAGTTTCTTACGCAACTTTTGAATGGTACCTGGATGCAAGTTACGGATTTTACCTGACAAGAGATGCTACTAACCTAACCATGGATTATGTTAGTGGAGATGGAGGGAGTGTAGTCGAATTCCAGATTACTAGTGGCGTAATCTTTACTGACGATGTCGTAACTCTTAGCCAGACAACGAATGAACCAGATGGAGTATATTCAACTTCTACTGATGAATTACTAGAAGGATTTTATGATACGTATGTCACGAACAACAGCATTGAGGTAGAAACGGTAGAGGGAGAATTATCGAGCGTATTCAATTTGATTGCACCCGCTGTTTATGAAGCTGGATTTGAAACTACTGGAATAGACGGGGGATGGAGTAGAGTAACAACACAAGCTAAGTCTGGTACTTATTCTATCTACTCTAATGCTGATACAGGTACAAGAACCTCTTCTGAAACATTTGAACTTTCTAACACCGCATACTTAGGAGTTTGGTGGCGATATAGGGGTGACTACACAACTTTCAAAATCAAAGTTGATGCTACCGCAGTCTTAACAGTCATAGGACCGAATCTAGGCGGATCAACTGGTGAAGCTCAAAATACATGGTTCTTTTTTGAATCTACATTGACTTCAGGTTCACGAGAGATTACCTTCGAACTAATAGGAGACCCTGACAGATTAAGTGGGGACGGAGCTTGGGTTGACGATGTAAGTATCAGCTACAACAACATTACAGCGACAGTGTCAGCAGCTCCAGAACCGGGAACTCTTTCTATTACCTTAGCTGATTGGACTTTAAGTTCAGCAGCGAGTGTAGAAGTTAGAGGCACTACGTCTACCACATTACAAAATTGGACACTAAGTAGTGCAAGTGTTACTTCTATCTCAGGAAGTCTTGTTAGTACTCTTGGTGATTGGACTCTATCATCACAAGGACTTAACCCTATTCTAGGTGAACTAAGTCTAACGCTTGATGATTGGACTTTATTAGCTTTTGAAGGACTAGGGTCATTTGTAGACAGTACTCTTGATGATTGGGTTTTAACGTCAACTGCTTCGACTGTCATCTTTGGTGGGGTGGTCGAAGCGGTATTAGAAAATTGGATTTTAGAATCGAGTGCTTTCCCGACCGTAGTTGGTGAACTTGGTGTAATATTGGAAGACTGGTCAGTATTTGGTGGTGATGCTTCTATTGTAGGGAATGGAAATATAACTCTAACCCTGCAAGATTGGTTAACTGACGCCCAAGGTACTGTAGACGGTATTTTCTTTGCAGAAGTTAATAGTACAATTTCAGACTGGTCTTTATCCAGTGAAAGTGCTATAGGTACCGTTGCAGATATTGACAATTTCCTAGAAGATTGGGTAGTAACAATCTCTAGTGACTTACTATCGATTAAACAGCGTGGGATTTTCCCTAGTTCTTTGTTGCCTCAATCACTTCATGTAGGAGTAGAGTTTTGACTCTTCAACTTTCAACCGCAGTACGGAATGCGGCGTTAGACAGCTTTGAAACCACTATTAGCACGAGCCCAATCCTTAAGATTAAAACGGGTGCTCCTCCAGCTACATGCGCCACGGCTGACAGTGGAACAGTGTTAGCGACATTGAGTCTACCTAGTGATTTTATGGCGGCGGCTAGTGGTGGCGTTAAAGCAAAATCAGGAACGTGGGAAGACGCTTCAGCCGATGCTACGGGCACCGCTGGACATTTTAGGTTATATGCTACTGACGGTACCACCTGTCACGCCCAAGGGACTATTACAGTCACTGGTGGAGGTGGAGACATGACCGTTAATAACGTATCCATCGCTTCTACTCAACCCTTTACGATCACCGGGTTCTCGTTAACTTGCGGCAACGCATAAAGGTTGACTTAGACCATGTCAAGAATAGTAGACAGAGACGCAACGAGTGTCATATTGTTTTTGCAATTGACTACCACTGCCGGAACAGAAATAGATAGCATTTTACATAGCGATCCATTGCTAGTAATACAGTATCGTACTTCTGGTTCTGGTAGCTGGACGACTGTCACTAAAGCTAACATGACTTTAGGATCTTGGACTACTGGAGGTTGGAAATATACTGGGAGCGATGGAACCTACGAGTTCGGGTTACCAAACGCAGCAATCATGGAAGGGGAAGAAGCTATCGTACGTGTTAAGTATGATACTAACAAAGCTCAATTCGGTTCTGTGTGTGCTTTGTCCATAGGCTCAGAAGACATCACGTTTAGCGTGCCTACCTCCGTGCTAGAGAGCATTGCCGCAGAAGCAGGTAATAGCATTGCATATAGAGGGACAAGGTGGCAGGACACGTTAGAGGGCGTTGCTAGTATCGTGGGTGCTACGGCTATCTATTATGCAGTTAAAGTCACGGATGTTCCTGACGCAGATGCACTCATCCAAGTTAGACTTAACCTTAACGCTGGAACGGGTGATCAAGGCTTGGTAAGAATAAACAAAGGAGTGCCATTGAACGCTAACCAAGCTTCAATCGTGGCTTCCACCTACACAGAAGGCGCGGTTACTTTAAACCGCTTTGTATGTGTCATTGATGGAGAAGCGACAGCCTTGGTTCCTCCTACTGTTCCATTGCGTGACCAAACTCGTAATTCTTTCACGAGTAGTACCCTTCCTTCTTACTACACAGAATGGAAAATAGTGGGTGATGCTGACATGGTATTAGCGAGCGGGCAAGTGGCAGTTCTACCAGACGTCAACCGAGCTACAAGCTAATGTCCGCTCCAAACATCCTAGACATACTATTGAACCTTGAAGGAGCTTATTGGCCTCCAGGCGTAGCGGATAAGTATGGTCAATCAACATTTGAAGAACCTATTCAAATACGATGCAAATCCCAAAGCAGTAAAGGCCAAGGGATTACAAGCCAAGGAAAAACATTCAACAAATCTGGATCAGTATTTACAGATACTGAAGTTGTTGAAGGAGGGTACATTTGGGTGGGAACTTTTGCTGACGTCCCTTATCCCCCGCCTAACAAACAAATAATTCAAAGCGTGAGCAAAGCAAGTGACCCCGACAACACTGAAACTCTTTACGTAGTGAGCTTCTAACCCATGCCACAATTAGAACTTAAATCTCTAGTAGTTAAACTAGAAGCTCTTAAAGCTAAAAAATTAAAACAACTGCAAGAAGGATTGGTCGACGCTGGTGAAGCGTTAAAAGCACTCAGCCAAGATATCGTCCCAGTAGACACTGGACTAATGAAAGCTTCAGCGACAGTCAGGCAAGAGTTCAACGACCCCGCTAAACCTACTGTAGCGGTTGTCTACACGGCACCGTATAGTCTTTACGTCCATGAAGCACTTTGGATGAATCACCCAAGAGGTGGCGAAGCTAAATTCTTAGAAAGACCACTTCGAGAAAATGAAGATATCTTAACTGAAATCATACTAGAAAAGGTATCTAAAAATTGAGTGGTACTTTAACTAAACCACAAGCCGAAGTGGTCGCACAACTTCTAGTGAACGCATCTTTAGGGTCTGTTATCGAAGCGGTAGCAATCAACCAAGAAGATTGGCCTGTTTATGTGTTAACTCATGGAAGTGACATTGATAAACTTATCTGCGTGTTTAACACTTCAGGTAAGCTAGAAGGATCTATGCAACGGAGCGGCGAAGTCCAAGAAATGTTTGGAGTACAAATCAAAGTCAGAGATATTACTATTCCTTCAGGATATGCGAAAGCGTCCGCTATAGCATTTGCATTGGATAGCTACTATAGTTTATCATCAGTCGCTGTTGAAGATAACGAATTTGTGGTATATGCTTTGAACAGAACTAGTCCCATTCTGTTTATTGGTTTTGAACAACCCGAAAACGTTTTGCCTGTGTTCACCATTAACTACACTGTTTCGATTCGTCAGATTACATAAGGGACATTTAAATGCCTACACATCTTCAAGATGGGTTTTCAACCACAATTTCTATCGGTGGCTCTGGTGTTACCTTTTGGGAAGTAAGTGTTACTCCTCCTGGTATTGACGGTGGTGAACCCATTGATCAAACCACCATGCACAATGATACGTACATGACGTTCTCACCGCAAAGTTTATTCACTTTGACGGCGGCAAGCGCTGAAGGTGCTTATGACCCAGCTATCTATACTGCTATCCTTGCAGTTATCAACGTTGAATCAGAGATCACAGTCAATTTCCCAGATGGGTCAACTTATGCTTTCCGGGGTTTCATGAAATCATTTGCTCCAGGTGCGTTGGCTAAGGGAGCACAACCCCGCGCTACATTTACGATTGCCATTACAAATCGTGATGAAGATGGCGATGAATCTCCTCCAGTATTTACTCCAGGTGTTTAACTTTCGTTCTTAGTCCCTTAAATCCCTTCCTGAAAAGAAAGTCTAGTTATGTCTCAAATTGATTCTACTGAGTTTGATTTTGATAGTATGGAAACTATTGAAGTCCCTGTCAAATTCAAAGGAATGGATTACGTGCTCCGAGAAGCCACGAGTGGTGCGGCTAAAGATTTTGCCAATGCTCGTATTGCCCGTGTCAAAATGAGCAGCACGGGAGAAGCAACGTCTTACGGTTCTCTTGGTGACTTGGAACCGTTGTTAGTGTCTATGTGCCTGTTTGAGCTCAATGGTAAGCCAGTCACAGTCAAGTTTGTTGAATCCATGCCATACCGTATTCAAAAGACTTTGTATGACAAAGCTAAGGATATTAGCGGCATGGACGACGATGACCCATTGGTCGTGTCTTTAGATTTGGCGTTATCAAGAGAAGACGCACCAATCACTAAAGAAAACTTGATTAGTTGGTTGACCACTCTGGATGGACCACAATACAAGTCACTAACGAAGTTGGCTAAGGCTTTGGTAGCAACGTCAAAAAACTAGCAGAGCAATACGATACTCATTGTCGTATTGCTAAAGAACTAGGAATGACAGTTGTAGAGGTCCTGCAAAAGGTAAGTCATAGAGAATACAAACTTTGGGAGAGTTGGTTTTTCCATGACTACAACCGTTCAAGTAAATTGGACGAATACCTAATGCAGTTGACTTACACGATTTGGTGCAAAGACAGGACCAACACTGACAACATAAGTCCAGAATCATTCAAGGTCAAATTAGTAAAACAAGTTCCGAGCAATAAAACAGCCGCTGATATTTTCAATGAAGGTCTAAAAGCTTCTAAAGGAATTTGGTCTGCGGTGCTTGGAATAGGACGAAAGAAAGGTACTGACAAAAATGTCATCGATAGACAACCTAGTCGTCCGTCTTCTTGGAGATAGCTCCTCCTACATTAAATCTATGGAGGATGCTAAAGTTGCTGCTTTAGCTCTCGAAAAAGAAGTAGAAGAACACAGAATAGCAATTAGAGTAGCCGGTGAAGAAGCTGCGAAAATCATTAAAAGCCAGATTACCCAAGAAGAAAAACTTCTTTCTGCTAAAATCAAAGTACGAAAACTGGTCGAAGGTGAACACTTAACCCCTGAACAAGGTAAAAAACAAGTTGCCTCACTTCAAGCTGCTTATGATAAACCAGCAATAGCCGCTGCTGAAACAACAGCGAGAGAAGCTCAAAAAGTTAAATTAGCTATTGATAGGGAAACCCAAAGAGAAGCTGAACGCATTGCAAGAGAAACACAAAAATTACTTGGACAAGTAGCAAGAGAAACACAAAGAGAAACCGAACGAGTAGCGAGAGAAACACAAAAATTACTTGAACAAGTAGCAAGAGAAACCGAACGAGTAGCAAGAGAAACACAAAGAACTCAAAACGACCTGATACGAGAAGCCCAGAGAGAACGCGCAGCTTTAGAAAGAGAAGGAGAAACTCTAACCAGAAGAAACCTGACTGCCCAACAACTTTTTGATAATGAATTAGAAAGATATGCCCTTTTGTTGGAAGAAGGAGTAATCACACAAGAGGCATTTGGAAGCGCGCTTGAAGAATCTTTAACCACCTTGAATAATAACACTCCAAGGGTAGCTTCATTAACAGAAAGGCTTCAAGAATACGGCCAGACAATGGTCTATGTCGGTGGTGCTATAGCGGGTATCTTTGGTTTAACCATACGCCAAGGAGTACAAGCCGCTGCGCAATACGAAACGACAGTAGCTTCTTTTAAGACTATGATTGGTAGCTTAGAAGAAACCGTCAGCACGATGGGTAAACTATCGGCGTTTGCTGTTGAGGCCCCTATGACAATGCCTCAAATAGAACAAGCTGCAATGGGGCTTATTCAATTCGGCGAACGTGGAGATGCAATGATCCACACGTTAGAAATCTTGGGCAATGCTGCGGCTGGAACTGGTACTCACTTTAATTTACTCTCATCGGTGTTCAATCAGGTTAGAGGCGTCGGACACCTATTGACTGGAGACTTTAGACAGCTATCTACTCGTGGTGTAATTTCTCTTCAGGATATTGCGAAGCACTTCGACGTCACAGAAGCCGCTGCCGGTAAGATGTTGAGTACTGGTAAAGTTTCTTTTGCCAGTTTCAAAGCCATTCTTGAAAGCCTATCCAAAGAAGGTGGTCGTTTTCATAACATGATGGCTGACCAATCTAAGACCCTTGAAGGACAGATGGCTAAGTTGAGTGATGCAGTCGGTATAGCTATCAGAGATATTGGTCAAAAATTTATGCCTATCATTAAGATGGCAACTGGAGCGGCTAACTCTATTCTGGATTACTGGAAAGACGTTCCTGAAATTTTAAAGACTTCTGCTGCCGCTATCATGGGTCTAACTTTTGCTCTTGGAACCGGCCTTACTCTGATTGGAGGCTGGGTTCTTGTAGTGCCTTCATTTATGGGATTTATCACAACCTTAGGAGGTATTGCGTGGATAGCGGCGGCTGGACAAGCGGCTGCGAGTTTAGCAACAGGAGCGTGGACTGTTTTAATGATGCCTGCCTCCGCCGGGTTAGGTTTAATGACTGGGGCTGTAGCTGCTTTTGATGTCAGCCTAGCTACGCTTGGAGGCACTATGATCTTCTTAGAAGGAGTAATGGCTAGTTTACTTGTTGTAGTGGCGTCTCCTATTTTCTTACTTGCTGTCGGTGCTACTATCATAGCAGGGGCAGCGTGGTTAATTTACGGAGATAACATCTCACAAGCCAGAAAAGAAGTTGAAAAACTTAAAGAATCACAAAAAGAACTCACCAAAGAAGTAGACAAATCTCAAGTAGCAGCGGTTAAGAAAATTGGAGATTTGAAAGGTAACAATCGAGAAGATTTTGTGGCTGATAGAGTTGCTGATGCTAATGAGCGTGAAATCATGCTTGCTAAACAATTAGCGGGTGAAGAAAAACTACTAGAAACTTTCCAGTCAGATTCGTCAGATAAATTGGATATGGGAGGCGGAGATTATTCCCAGAAAATAATTTCGAAACAAAGAATAGCTGGATTAAAAGAACAACTGGCTCAGCTTGCTCCAATTAAAGAGGAATGGATGAAGCAGCTTAAATCATTAAATGAATCAGGTGTGACTACTGAACTTGACGAAGGTAATACAGAACGAAACAAAGGAATTGAAAAGAGGATTCGAGCATTACGTATTGGAGCTAGTGATAAGCTGTTTGACCCATCTGGAGACAGAAAGAATAAAGAACAGCTAGCCGAAATGAAATTTGAAGGGTTCAACGATGAACGAATAAATGAGGCTAGACGCTTACAGGACAAAGAACGTAAAGAATCTGCAAATGATGAATTGCTCTCTTTGAAAGAAAAATCAAACCAAGAATTAAGTTTGATTGGGATAACCAATAAAGAATTACTGGTTAAGAAATACACCATGGAAGGAATTTCAAAACTCCATGCTCAACAATTAGCAGACCTTCAATACAATGTTAAACTAGCCCAGGATTTAGAAAAGATACAGAACCAAGGCAGAGACATTGGATTGAGCCCTCACCAATTACGCAAGGACCAAGCAGAAAGAGAAAAAGCCAACCCAGAAGGTATGGCATTGGTTGACAGTATGCGAGATGAAGAAGCAGGTAACGTATTGAAGTCCATGCAGGAACAATACAAATATGCTCTTTTGACTAACGAACAACTAATCATACAGACAATGACAAATGATGGAGTAGCCGAATCAACGATTAAAGCAGTCGAAGCAGAACAGTTGAAAGCTAAAGAAATAGCTAAAGTCAGAAGTATGATGGATTCTGCACGTACTGAAACTGAGGCTTCTTTAGAGAATACAAAACGGATGGCTATTGAGGCAGCCAATTTCACAACTCAATCTTCTACTTGGTCTACGCAAGGAGAGATAAGAAAATCCCAAGAGGACCACATCTACCGCTTGAAAGTAGCTGGCACTAACCAAGCGGCTATTGGTTTAGAAATAGCTAGAAATAAGGCTAAGGTAGAGGAACTTGCAGGAAAATTAAATTTAGAGCAATTGAATAAAGGCAAGGAGATCATAGAGGCGTTAAAGTCTCCAGCAGACAAACTCAAAGAAGAATTGAA